ATCCCCTCCCAGGGCAAGGGGACCTACCTATCGCGCCAGATCATCGAGCATTGCATGCGCCAGGGGATTCCGGTGCTGCGCTGGGGGTGTAAGCCGGAGTTTGCAACCTATCCGGATCATATCCGCAAGGCCGAAGCGCTCGACTGGTGCAAGGAGAACCTGGAGCCGCTGCTGCGCAAGCTCGACCCCAAGCGTCGCCACTACCTGGGCGAGGACTTTGCCCGCAGCGGCGACTTGACCGTCCTGTTCCCCCTGGCCGAGACCCTGGGGCTCAAGTACCGCGCCCCCTTCGTGCTGGAGCTGAAGAACGTCCCCTTCAAGGAGCAGGAGACCATCCTCTTCTACATCCTGGACCGTCTGCCGCGCCTGTCGGGCGTGAAGATGGACGCCCGCGGTAACGGTCAGTACCTGGCCGAGGTCGCCGTGCAGCGCTACGGGGAGAAGGTCGAGGCGGTCATGATCTCCGAGATCTGGTACCGCGAGGAGATGCCGCGACTCAAGAGCTTCTTCGAAGACGGCAAGATGGAGATCCCCGAAGACTCGGACCATATGGATGACTACCGCGCCCTCAAGATGAACAAGGGGGTTGCGAAGATCCCCGATGCTGGGGGCCGCACCAAGGGCAAAGATGGCAACATGCGCCACGGCGACGCGGCGATCGCACTGTGCATGGCCGTCTCGGCCACCCGCATGGAGGTCGCCGACTATGCCTACGAGGCGGTCGGCGGAGCGCAGAACAAGGAAAAGCCGGAGCTCGACCTGGACCGGCCCTGCCGCTGCACCATGGGCGTCAAGCGCATACAAGGAGCATTTTAATGGAATACACGATTGTGACCACTGACGCTGCTCGCTCGCTTGAGACACATGTCCAAACGATGATCGGTAAGGGCTGGGAGCCGCTTGGAGGTGTCTCTTGCAGTCTGTCGGAGACCTCGGAAGAAAGATGGTTACTCTTCGCGCAAGCGATGATTAAGAGGTCATAAATGGTAAGCCCTTACGATTCCTCGCCCGGGCAGGGAAAACTTAAAGCCGATCTGCATATCCTGGACGCCTACGGCAGGCCGATCATACCGGAACTGCTGAACCGTGAGCTGGCCTTCCCGACCTTAACCGGCGTGCGTAACGTCTGGCAAGATGCCATCGCCCCCGGCCTCACCCCGGGAAGCCTCGCCGGCCTTTTGGAGGATGCCGCCCAGGGGAACCACTACGCCTACCTGACACTCGCCGAGGAGATGGAGGAGAAGGACCTGCACTACGCGGCCCAGATCGGCACCAGGAAGCGCGCCGTGGTGCGGCTCCCCCTGGACGTGGATGCGGCCAGCGAGAGCGACCAGGACGTCAAGATCGCCGAGGCCGTGCGCGAGCTGGTGGAGAGCGACATCTTCCGCGCCCTCCTGGAGGAGCAGCTCGATGCCCTTGGCAAGGGGTACTCGGTCAACGAGATCTGCTGGGACCGCACCGGCAAGCTCTGGACGCCGGAAACCTACAAGTGGCGCGACCCGCACTTCTTCCAGTTCGACATCGTCTCCAAGAGCCGCATCCGGGTGCGCGACACTAAGAACCCCGCCTTTGGCGTGGCGCTGGCGCCCTACAAGTTCATCGTGCACTACCCGCACCTCAAGTGCGGCATACCGCTGCGCGGAGGCTTGGCCCGGCTGGTGGCATGGTCCTACCTCTTCAAGAACTACACCATCAAGGACTGGATCTCCTTCCTGGAAGTCTTCGGCATGCCGCTTAGGCTCGGGCGCTATGACGCCAACACGGTCACCGAAAAGGACCTCTCGGTGCTGAAGAGCGCCGTGGCCAACATCGGCTCAGATGCGGCCGCCGTGCTCCCCAAGTCCATGGAGATCGAATTCGTCGAGGCGATGAAGGCGGCCGGCGGAGAGCGGCTCTACGAGGGCGCCGCCGTCTATCTCGATAAGCAGGTAAGTAAAGCCGTACTCGGCCAGACCATGACCGCCGACGACGGCTCCTCGCAGAGCCAGGCCAAGGTGCACGACGAGGTGCGCGGCGACATCAGGGACTCGGACGCCCTGCAGCTGGCCGCCACCATCAACCGCGACCTGGTGCGCGCCTTCGTGGACCTCAACTGGGGCCCGCAGGCCAAGTACCCCACCTTCAAGTTCATCACGGCCGAGCCCGACGATTTGACCCAGAAGTCGATCAGGGACGGCAACCTCTCCAAGAACTCCGGGGTGCGTTTTTCTCAGAAGTACTACGAGCGGGAGTACGGCTTCCAGCCCGGCGATATCGTGAGCGTAGGAACTCCGGCGCAGGAGACCGACGCGGCTGCCCAGGCTGCCGGGCTCCTCGCCAAGAAAGAGCAGGACAAGAAGGACCAGGCCAAGAAGGCGCTCAACAGCGAGGGGAGCGGGGACAACACCGAGTTCTTCCTGGATCAGGAGATGCTGGACAAGTTCGTCGCGGGGATCACCACGCCGGCGGAGCTCCAGAAGCTCATGGCAGGGGTGTTGAAGCCGGTGTTCGACCTGGTGGAAAAGGGGAGCGACCTGCAGGAGCTCTATGACGAGCTGCCCGCGCTCTTCCCCGAAATGGACAGTTTGCGCATCGAGCAGATACTTACCCGGGTCTTCTTCGTGGCCAGCGTCTGGGGCCGCATCTCTGCAGAAATGGAGACCGAAGAATGATCTTCCTCCCCAGGTTCACCAGAAAAGGCAAGCTTTGCCGCTGTCGAGTGAGAATGGTCAGCCCTGGGACTTTCTGGCTGGTTAAGCGTGAGCAATCCCCCCAGGGAGAGGTTATCCGTGTCTGGTGTTGCGGCTTCCTCTTGACTGCCATGGTGACCGATGCTGCGTGATATGAGCCTCGCCTATATGTTCGGCGTCAAGCCGGAGCGCGCCATCGCCTACCTGGAAGAGAAGGGGATGAAGATCAGCTTCGACTGGCACGAGGTGCTCGACGACGCGCACAACCGCGCCTTCACCGTCGCCAAGGCGATGAAGCTCGATATCCTCCAGGACCTGCGCGACGGCGTCTCTAAGGCCATGGACGAAGGGCTCACCTTCCGGGACTTCCAGAAGAACCTGGAGCCGACGCTTCGGGCCAAGGGATGGTGGGGCTACAAGGAGGTGCTGAACAAGGCAACCGGCGAGTTGCGCATGGCTCAGCTGGGGAGCCCGCGCCGCCTGGAGATCATCTACGAGCAGAACGTGCAGTCGATCTACTCCGCCGGGCGCTACCGCTCCCAGATGGACTTCGCCAAGAGCCGGCCCTACTGGATGTACGTGGCGGTCATGGATATGCGCACCCGGCCCACCCACGCCGCCATGAACGGCCAGATCTTCCGCTACGATGACGAGATCTGGAACAGCTTCTACCCTCCGCTCGACTTCCGCTGCCGCTGCCGGGTGCGGGCGCTCGATGAGGAGGGAAAGATCAACATGGTGCAGGATGCCAGCGGAGTCTGGAATGCCGATGGCTCCCAGGGGCGCCTGGGCAGCCGCGAGGTGAAGCTCAACGACGGCGCGGTCGCCACCATCGCAACCTACCGCACAGCCGACCCGGTCACCGGTAAGGCCATCACCGTGGCCACCGGGGCCGGCTTCAACTCCACCCCGGGTAAACCCTGGCAGCCCGACCCGGCCAAGTATGACCCATCCATAAGGAAGCTGCTATGAACATGGTGGAGATGAAGATAGACGACCGCGAGTGCCTCCGGGTGCTGGACAAGATAGCCCGCAAGGGTCGCGACGCCTCCTCCCTCATGGCCGATGCCGAGGGGGACATGCTCGATGCGGTGGAGGAGAACTTCAAGCAGCAGGGGAGGCCGGGCAAGTGGGCGGCGCTGAGACCCTCCACCAGACGGGCACGCGCCAAGAAAGGGAAGTGGCCGGGGATGATCCTCCAGGTGAAGGGGATACTGGCCAAGTCGGTCCAGGGGAAGCACGACAGCCACTCCGCCACCGTCGGCACCAACGACAAGCGCGCCAAGATGCTGCACTTCGGCGGTACCGTGAATCATGCCGCCCGGGACCGGGTGCTGCACTTCGCCAAGGACACCCGCTTTAAAAAGGGCTTCCGCGGCCCCATGCCCCAAAACGCGAAGCGTAAAGACTTATTCGCTAAGCCGGGCAAAGCCAGCTACGGCATGAAGGTGCAGGGGAAGGCCTACTCCGTGAAGATCATCGGGCGGCCCTTCATGGTGATGATGCCCAGCGACATCGAGAAGATCAAGCGCCACGCCAAGGCGTTTCTGCAGGACCTATAGGGAGGCAGCATGAAGGGAAACGAGAGGATTATCGAGGCGCTCAACGCCAGGCTCATCGAAGAGGCAACCGGGATCGCCCAGTACAGCGCGCACCGGGCCGCCGTGGCCAATTGGGGCTACCAGAACCTGGTCGCCATGATTGAGGAGCATGCCGCCGACGAGACCAAGCATTTCAACTGGCTGCTCGACCACATTTACTTCCTGGGCGGAGTGCCGGTGGTAGGTCGCTACGGGCAGATCAACCTCGGCAATTCCGTGCTGGAATTTCTGGATAACGATTACGTCATCGAGCTCAACGCCATCAACCGGTATTCCGAGACCATCGACCTCTGCATCGAGCTTAAGGACTCCATCACCCGCAAGCTCCTGGAGGAGATCCTCTCCGATGAGCGAGACCATATCAACGACCAGGAGACGCAGCTGGCCCAGGTCGTCCAGATGGGTATGTCGGCCTACCTGAGCCAGCAGATCGGGTGATTCGACGTTGACGGCTTGAGAGCTCCAAATTTGCCCTGCAGCCGTTTGGACCGGCAAGGGTCCGGCCTCATGGGTGCGAACCCGCTACAGCGATTTTTAAAGATGGTTTTAATGCGGTTCTGAAACCCGCCCCTGCTCCTTTTGGCGGGACCGCAAACGACATGGCGAAACAGAGGGGTTACGGTGCGAATACGCACCGCCTGGAGGTAGCATGCAAATCTTGGTTGTAGATGACAGCAGGACAGTCGGCCGCGAGGTGGTGGAGCTCCTGCGGGCGCTGAACAGCATGGCCGAGGAGGAGAGCTGTATCGCACTCAACTTCGAGATCCGCGCCGGCGAGCCGCCCACGGAGCTAATGCTGATCCCCCCCGGTGACACCGTGCAGGGCCGCGACGGCCGCTTCTGGAAGAACCCCTTCCCCCAGGGGATCGTGGACCATTTCAACGTAAGGGGCGCGGATCTCCCGATCGACCTGAACCACGCCACCGAGCTGAAAGCCCCCCTGGGCGAGGAAGCCCCCGCATCCGGCTGGATCAAGGGCCTGCGGGTGGCCGAGGGGGGCGCGGTCTACGGTCGCACCGAGTGGACTCCCAGCGGGCGCGAGGCGGTGATGAACAGGGAGTACCGCTACATTTCGCCGGTGCTCCTGCATGACAAAGATCTCAACATCCGGGGGCTTTCCAGCATCGGGTTGACCAATAAGCCGAACCTTTTCATTCCCGCTCTCAACCATGAACAACTTCACCAGGAGGGTCCTATGGATCTCAAACAGCTGCTGGCTTCCCTCGGGTTGCCGGAAACCGCCACCTTCGCCCAGGCATTGAACCAGATCGGAAAGATGCAGGGCGACCTGACTACCGCCCTGAACCACGCCCAGTCCCCGCCGATGGACAAGTTCATCCCGCGCTCCCAGTTTGACGCCGCCGTCCTCAAGGCGAACAACATGGAGCAGCAGCTGAACACCCTGAAGGCCGCCGATCGGGACAAGTCCATCAACGCCGAGATCAGCGCGGCACTGAAGGCCGGAAAGATTACCCCGGCCACCAAGGACTACTACACGGCGCAGTGCCGGCAGGAAGGCGGCCTGGAGCAGTTCAAGACCTTCGTACAGGCGGCCCCCGTGATTGGCGAAGCCAGCACGCTCGATACCACGGAGATCCCCGGCGCCGGCAAGGCCCTGAATGCCTCGCAGAAAGAGGTTTACGCTGCCATGGGCATGACCGAGGAAGATTACCTCAAGGCCCTGTAAACCCTACT